ATACCCCAAGTGGAAGGCTATGGCGCTGGCGTGGACATCCTACGGGGTTGACGCTACGCCGAACAATCAGGAAATCGGGAAAAGCTTTTACGGCGTCACGCAGATCGACCCTGATACGATTAACATTCCGGCGAGGGTATGGCTATGAGTTTTGTACTAGGTAAAAGGTCTAAAGAGAATCTCCAAGGGGTTCATCTAGATTTGGTTAAAGTTGTTGAACTGGCTATACAACTTACTAAACAAGATTTTACTGTGATCGAGGGTCTTAGAAGCCTAAGTCGGCAGGAAGAGTTGTACCGGAAGGGTCACTCCACTACCCTTAACTCTAGGCACCTTACTGGACACGCAGTGGATATTGTTCCTTGGGTGAATGGTTCTGTTTCTTGGGATTGGAAGTATTACACTGACGTAAAGGTAGCTATGTTTGAAGCTGCCAATAAGCTTGGTGTAGATATTGAGTGGGGGGGTAACTGGAAGAAGTTCCCTGATGGCCCCCATTGGCAGCTACCTTGGGCTAAGTACCCAAAGTGAAGACCTATAAGAGAGAACTTGCAACAGCCCTACTTGTGTGGCTAGTCTACTTGGTAGAGGTGAAAGATGCTACGATCATTGAAGTTCTTGTCTGGCCGATCTTTGCTTTTGCTGGTGCTGCTTTCGGTCTTGAGTCTTACGCCAAGCAGTTGCAGCAAACTCCCACTCAGCCTCCTGACAGGCGGGGGGCCAAACGTAGCAGCGAACACCCAGTTGGGGAAGACCAACAGCCAAACAGTGGGAACTACGAAAAGTAATACTGTAACAGAGTCCACTGTTGAAACTGTAGATCAAAGTACAAACGAAGTTAAGACCGAAAAGGTTGATACTGTTAACATACAACAGACCCCTATTTGGATGATCCTACTTCTCATCCTAGGTTGGCTACTACCCAGTCCCGGAGAAATAGGTAGGGGTTTTATGAGGTTGATTAAAAGAGATGGCACGTAACTACCGAAAAGAGTACGACAATTACCAAGGCACTCCAGCCCAACGTAAGCGTAATGATGAACGTAAAAAAACTCGTCGTCTTCTTGTGAAAGAGGGTAAGGTCAAGAAGTTTGATGGTAAAGATGTCAACCATAAGAATGGTAACACCAAGGACCTCTCTAAGAAGAATCTGCAAGTGACTACCCCCAAGGCTAATAGATCCTTCCCGCGTAATAAGAAAGCGGGTAAAAAATGACCAAAGATCCCCGCCTAGAGAGGGCTGGAGTAGCGGGTTTTAACAAACCTAAGAGAACCCCAGACCACCCCAAGAAGTCTCACATCGTTGTTGCTAAAGAGGGTGACAAGGTTAAGACAATTAGGTTTGGAGAGCAAAATGCTATTACTGCAGGTAAACCTAAGGCTGGTGAATCCGAGCGGATGAAAAAGAAAAGAGCTTCCTTTAAGGCTAGACATGCCAAGAATATTGCTAAGGGTAAGATGTCTGCAGCCTACTGGTCCGATAGGAGCAAGTGGTGAGGCTTCAATCACGTCCAATCTATCTTCTTGTGCGGTTAGGGGAAAACCTCCTATCCGTCTTTTCTCGTTTTGTGAATGCCACCTTCTTTGGGGGGTCTACCTACCAGTCTTTAAGCTCTCGTGCTTGGGTTGACTCTACTGTAAGCCCCCTCTGGGAAGTACGTAGAAGACGTATTGATTGGATCTTTAAAACTTTCTTCTTTCAGGACCACCACTGTGAGACCTATTATAGGGCAGAAGTAGCTGCTGCAAGAAAGACCCTATTGCGGGCTGGTTTTGCGATTAGTGGTGAATAGATGCACATAAAACGTATTTTTGAGGTAAGGAGACTTGAACTCTTCTTCTCCTTGCAAACACTTATTTTTGGTTTTTGGCTACTACTACCTTTTAACTCTATGGGTACGTTAGCTTACAACACCCTTATTGGTGCTGTTGATGAGTTTACTTGGGGTCTACTGTTCTTCTTTAACGGCCTATCCCACATTTTAGCTCTCCACCTAAATGGGTCACGTTGGTGGTCCCCCTTTGTGCGCTGGTTCTCTGCCCTTTGTAGTTTCTTGATCTACCTCGGGTTTGTAGCAGGCTTTGCACTAGAAAACTGGATGACAACTGCTGTACCAGTTTATTCCTGTCTTGCTATTGGATCTGCAATCTGCCTTTATTTTGCTTGGGAGGATGCCAAGACCGCTCTAAGGATTAAGTACCATGCCACTAATTACGCCAGATAACTTAGCAGAGGTTCTTGTAGCACTGGGTGCCCTTCTTTCTGCAATAGGTGGTTGGACTTTGTGGAGATCCCGTAAAGAATCCTCTGAGTCCCCCAGTGCAGATTCTGCAAAACTAGCCCTCCTAGAAAACACTTGGGCTGTTAAAAGGTTAACAGAACTTTTTGCTTCAATGGATAACCAGTTTGAAGACAACAACAAGCTCTTCGCCCAAGCTCTTGTGGGGGTTAATGCTATCCTATTTGAACAAAGAGAGTCTAGAAGAGAACTAAACGCAATTCGGGAGCACCTGAGTGTAATCCGAGACAACCAAAACAGGAAAAACTAATGATTACTTCCGCACAAAAGAAAGCCCTTACAGAAGCTGGCTACAGCATCAAAGGCGATACCGTACTTAACAAGTCTGGTAAGACTGTAGGTGGGTACAATAAGAATGGGAATATCTTCTCTGGTTCTTCCACCGTAAGGGATATCCTTAAGTCTAAACCAGAGGAAAAGAAGGTTGCTGCCCCCAAGAAAGCTGCTGCTGCTAAGAGAGATGTGACCAAACCCAAGCAAAGACAGATGGGTCGTGGTGATGGTGCTTCGGAAGTTTCCCGTAGATATTCTGATACCAACTCGGGAAAGCCTTACGTGGACTCTACAAACCCAAAACAACCAGCAAGTCCCGGTGCCCAGCCCAGTATCAAGATCGTGGATAAAAAGTCTGAGAAGGGTAATAACAAAGGTCCAAAAGAGCCTATTCGTCGGGAAGAAGATAAAGCTGCTAGGGCTAAGTCTGCAAAAGAGGGGGCCTCCAACACCGCAGGACGTAAGGCCCGTAGGGATGCCAAACGTAAAGATGCTGGTGCCAATGAGGCTGGCATGTTTATCCCCGGTGTAGCTGCTGTAGTGGGTGCGGGATCTCGGGCCAAACCCCGTGGTAGTGCCTATAACCCCAACTACTCTGGTAAACCGGGGGGTCCTACTGGGTTTCAAGGCAAGTACCAAACTGGTGTTGCTAAATCTGGTGGGAGAGCAGCCCCACTGAACCTTCGTGGTTCTTCTTCCGGTCGTCTGACTGGTGGTGCAGGTAAGGTAGTTGCACGTAACAAGTTTGATGAGATCATGAACATGAATAAGGGCGGTTTGGTCAAAGCTAACTGTGGTGCCTCTATGAAACCCACCCAAGGAAAGAAGTAAGACAACTTGGCCCTATTGACACATAAGGAAGATTAAAGTATGATTAACAATAGGGCCAAAGTTGAACGAGAGAGAAGTATTGTCTCAAGGTTTACTACGGAAGATGCTAGAGAAACCCTCTACACCTGCCCAAATAACTGTAGAGCTAGGTTAGTACTTCTCTTTGTAACTAACGCAAATGGGACTACAATACTGGACATAGAGTGGTATAGGGCTTCAGTAGACACCCACTACCACATCTTAGGTGGTAAGAACCTTGTTACCGGGGAGTTTATACAGTTTAGTGACTCTTACCTTGTACTAGAACCGGGAGATAAGCTCGAGATAACTCCCTCTGGGGCTAATAACCCAGATATAAGTGCTTTTTGCACAGTCGAAGAAACTTTTGTACCAGTAGGATAATATGGCAAAACAACTCACAGAAAAACAACAAGCCTTTCTTTCTGTCCTCTTTGAGGAGGCACAGGGGGACCCACTCTTGGCAAAAAGACTTGCTGGATACAGTGAAAATGTGGCAACCAGCACTGTTACGGGACCTCTTGAAGAAGAGATTGCAGACCTTACACGCAAGTTTATTGCTCGTTCTGTAACCAAAGCAGCCTTTGCTATGTCTAAGGTTTTGCAAGACCCTACAGCCCTTGGGAACAAAGAGCTTATGGCAGCAGCTAAAGATCTCCTTGATCGTGGTGGGTTTGTTAAGACTGATAAGATTGAAGTTAAGGCAGAAACACCCCTCTTTATTCTTCCGGCTAAAAACGATGACTGAGTGGGATCCTATTATCAAGACCAGTAGGCAGATTCCTTTTGGGTATAAACTAGACCCAGAGGATGACTGGATGCTACTTCCAATTCCAGAAGAGTTGGAGTTGCTGGAGAAGGCTAAGGAGCATCTTAAGGTCTATAGCTACAGGGCTGTAGCAGACTGGCTAGTAGAACAGTCTGGAAGGACTATCTCCCACACAGGGCTAAGACAAAGAGTACTTAATGAGAAGAAAAAAACCAGAGAGTCCGTCAATCTCGAACAGCTTGCCAAGAAGTACCAAAAAACCATTGAAAAAATCCAAGCCCTTGAAGCAAGAAAGCTTGGAAAGCGTTCCGACACCGGAGCCACAGAGAGTCTATGCGACAGCTCTACCGGAGCAGATTGACACTGTAAAAGCTCAAGAGGTTATCTTTAAACCTAACCCCGGACCTCAAACAGACTTCCTTAGCGCTGGGGAGCAAGAGGCTCTCTATGGTGGGGCTGCTGGGGGTGGTAAAAGCTACGCCATGTTGGCAGACCCAGTACGTAACTTTAACAACCCCTATGCCAAACAACTTCTTGTTCGACGTTCTACAGAAGAGCTTAGAGAGCTTATCTCTGTTTCTAAACAACTATACCCCAAGGCTATTCCGGGGATTAAGTGGCTGGAAAGAGATAAGACTTGGGTAGCACCCTCTGGTGCAAGCCTCTGGATGAGTTACCTCGATTCAGATGATGACGTTTTGAGATACCAAGGTCAGGCCTTTACTTGGGTAGGGTTTGACGAACTTACGCAGTGGCCAACGCCATACGCTTGGAACTACTTGAGGTCCCGTCTTCGTACTACAAAAGAAAGTGGTTTGAAGCTTTACCAAAGAGCTACTACTAACCCCGGTGGTCCCGGTATGCAGTGGGTTAAGAAGATGTTTGTTGACCCAGCCCCTCCGGGAACTCCTTTTTGGGCTACAGACCTAGACTCTGGAGAAGTTATTACATGGCCTAAAGGCCATTCTAGGGCTGGAGATCCCCTGTTTAAAAGGAGGTTTATCCCAGCTACACTCTTTGATAACCCCTACCTTGCAGAAGATGGTCTGTATGAAGCTAACTTGCTTTCTATGCCAGAACATCTCCGGAAGCAACTTCTAGAAGGTAATTGGGATGTTAATGAAGGTGCAGCCTTCCCAGAGTTTAACCGTAAGACCCATGTGTGTGAGGCTTTTGAAGTACCTCGTTCTTGGGTCAAGTTTCGTGCCGCAGACTATGGTTATGGCTCCTACACAGGGGTTCTCTGGCTGGCAGTAGCCCCTACAGGCCAACTGTTTGTCTATAGAGAGCTTTATGTTTCTAAAGTAACTGCTGAAGATCTTGCAGATATGATTTTAGAAATTGAAGGTGATGATAGAATTCGTTACGGTGTGCTTGATAGCTCTCTGTGGCACAATAGAGGGGATCGTGGACCTTCTCTGGCAGAACAAATGATTAAGCGTGGTTGTAAGTGGAGACCTGCAGACAGATCTAAAGGTTCCCGTGTAGCGGGTAAGAACAAGATTCACCAACTTCTTCAAGTAGACCCTTACTCAGAAGAGCCGGGAATTCAGATCATGGACAACTGCACACAACTAATCTCACAACTTCCCGCTATTCCACTTGATAAGCGTAACCCTGAGGATGTTGATACAAATGCAGAAGATCACCTTTATGATGCTTTGCGGTATGCAGTGATGACTAGACCAAAAAGTCATTTGTTTGACTACGACCCTGCAGCCTCTCGTAGTGGCTTTCAAGCCTCAGATAATACTTTCGGATACTAAGGATAGATAAATGGAATTGAACGACAAGCTCACGATTGATGAGGAAGGTTCTTCTGCACTTGACGATATTAAGAAGGACGACTACGTTGACACTCCTTCTGGACAAATCGTAAGTTTTGTGCGGGAACGGTTTAGTCGTGCTTCTGATGCTCGTCACGGGGAAGAAGTCCGTTGGCTTCAGGCTTACAGAAACTACCGGGGTATCTATGGCCCAGAGGTGCAGTTTACTGACTCTGAAAAGTCTCGGGTGTTTATTAAGGTCACTAAAACCAAGGTTCTGGCTGCATACGGTCAGATCACTGAAGTGCTTTTTGGTAACAACCGTTTCCCTATTTCTATTAACCCCACAACCTTGCCTGAAGGTGTTGCAGACACTGT